GCGATGAAGGGCCATTCGTCGAAGTCGTGGCGCTCCGACTCCTGGAAATCGAACATCGGCGTCCACGTGCCGTTGATCTGCCGACTCATCGAGATCGCCTCGAGGATCTGCACCATCATCGTGTACGTGCTAACGCCGACCTGCGTCTGGAAGTCCCACGACGCGCGGTAGTAGTTGGCGCCGCGGGCGCGAACGAGCGCGAGGTAGACCTTGCGCAGGTTCGCATTCCCGCGGCTCTCGATCTCCGCGTCCGTGACGAACGAGTTTGCCTCGTCGGTCGTCTCGAAGCCGCCGAGACGGCGGACCTCGAGAATGAACTGCGTCATGTTCACGGAGTCCACGGCGTCACTCCGGCTTCAGGTTGATCGCCGCCCGCATCGACCGGACGAAGCCCTCGCGGTCCCCGTCCGAAAGCGCGTCGAAGGCGTTCCCGAGGAGGTCGTCGACACCGCCTGCGGTGTCCTCGCTCTCCTCGGGCTCCTCGCCCGCTTCCTCGTCGGCCGGAGGCGCGAAGAGCTGGGCTCCCGCGGCCTTCATCCGATCACCGTGTCCTGCGTGGCCTCGATGTCGAAGGAGACGCTGTTGTTCGCGTTGGCTGCGATCTCCTGCGCCGTCGCCGTGCCGTCGATGCAGGTGAGAACGAACGTCCAGCCGGTCGCCGTCGCCGTGATGGCGCCCCACTGAAGGGAGCGCACCGCGAGCGCCGCGAGCTGAAGCTCGCTGCCCATCGGCATGACCTTCAGGAAGCGCCGATCCAGGGTGATGGTGTACTGACCAACACCCGTGCGAGCGACCGTCCAGCCGGTCTTTCCGATATTCTGCGTGTTGTCGATCGCGCCGTTCCCGTTCGGGAAGAACCGACCAGAGACGCGCACGCGGCGGTTGCCGACGTGCCGAACGACCTCACTACCATTGACTCCACCGGGCATGACACCCTCCTTTCGTTGGTGGCCGTCCGCGCCGGCGCTCCGAAGAGCGCCGAGGCGGAGAGCGGCTCAGAAGGTGCCGTTCGCGTTGAAGCCGGGAGCCTCGCAACCGAGCTGCCAGAGGGCGCGGTAGCGCCACTCGAAGTTGTCGGCCGCGGACTTGCGGATCATCTTGTTGCCGTCCTCGTCGACGAGGTGCGGCAGGCCCTTGAGGCTCTTCACGACCCAGGTGTCCTCCTGGAGCATGAAGAACTTCCCGCGCGGGCAGTTGGGGTCGCTCATGACGCGGAGCTCACCCTTGTCGCCCTGGAGGATGAGGGCCTTGTAGCCCACGGTCCCGTCGGAACTCTTCGACGGCTCGTAGATCGCCTTCCCCATGAGGTTCTTGACGATGTCGGCGCGGTCGAAGTTGTGGCAGTACACCGCGTCCGGCGAGCCGCCCTCGCGGCCAAGACGGACCGCGCAGTCGATGAGCGTGTCCTCCTTCGAGGCGCCCGCCGTCGCGGCGAACCGCACGCCGGCGAGGCGCGTGGTGTCCTTCGAGCGGTCGACACCGAAGAACGAGTCACCGTTCACCGGCGCCGTGGTCGGGAGCCACGCGAGGAGGCCCTTGATCGTGAGCTTGAAGTCGCCCGACCGGAAGAGGAAGTCCGACGCGGCGATCGCGGCAATCGTCGTCGCCCACGTCGCGTTGGTGGAGATGAGGATCCCGTTGTCGCGGTCGCAGGCGGCGATCTTCTCCTTCGCGCCCGCGTTGCGGAGGGTGTCGCCGGCGCCCGAGCCATCGCCCGCGGACGCCTGCACCCACATGTCGACCTCGAAGAAGACGATGTTTGCGGGCTCGGCCAGCGGGAGCTGGTTGGTTGCCGGGTTGAACGCCGCGGACGCCTGGCCACGCTGCCCGCCGCCGTTGCGGTAGAGCTGGCAGGAGATCGAGCGGCTGAAGTTGAGCTTGCAGCCCTCCATTTCGCCGCGGACCGCGTTGAGAATCGTGTTCTCGTCGCCGTCGCCCGCGAGGATGGCCTCGGCCTCGATCTCGCAGATGTGGTAGTCCTTCGCCCGCGTGAGCAGCATGCCCGCGTCGTTCGAAGAGCTCTCGTTCGCGAACGCCTCGGAGATCGTCGCGGACCCGCCCTGCGGCCGGCCGTAGCGGAACGTGATCCGAGCGTTGTTACCTCCGAAGTTGGTGTCCTTCCGGATGCGCCCGAGGAAGGCGCATTCGGGGTACATCAACGAGTGGAGCTTCTTCTGGTCGTACTTGGTCTTGAGGATGTTCTGCAGTGCAACTACGGTGCTTGCTCCGGACGCCATGAGCGCCTCCCTGGATGCGGGGGCACGTCACGCGCGCGGGTCGTCGGACTGAGCTAGCGAGCGGAGGCCTTGCGGTCCGCAGCCATGGCGGCGCGGAGCTCGGCGCGAGCCCACTCGTCGATCTCCTCCTCAGTCATTTGCCGAGGAGGCTTCGCTCGGGTCCCGGCGATCGCCGGCGTGAGCGTGCGATTGGCGGGCGTGCTCGCGGGTTGCCCAGGGGTGGCTTGCGGAGTGGAGTCGCCGTCGCTCGGCGTCGTACCGGGTCGAGATCGCTTCTCGCCCTTTCGCTTCTGTTCGTCGTGAAGGTCTTTGGCTTTCTTGTCAAGCCGCGGCAGCAGGGCCGTGAACGTCGGCGCGCGGCCGGTCTGCTGGACGTACTCGCGCGCGGCCTCGTCGGCGAGCACGCGGAACACGCGGCTCGGGAGGAGCGACGCGTCGGGGAAGTCCTCGGCGTTCGCCTCGGCGAACTCCTCGAAGCGCTTCACCGTCGACTCCTGCTCGGCCTGCGCCTGGCGCGCGCGCTCGGCATCGTCGCGGCGCTGTAGCTCTTCGCGAAGCGCCTTCGCCTCGCGCATCGCCTGCTGCGCGAGCGCGTCCGGCGACGTGTCCTCGAGCGTCTTCTTCGTCCAATCGCCGTAGTCGACGCCGAGTGCCTTGAGCGCGTCGTAGCCGCCCTTCGCGATCGCTGACTTCCGATCCTCGAGCTCTTTGAGCGCCTGCTGCGCCTGCTCGATCAGCGCGTTCGCGCGCGCCTCGCGGGCGACGATGGCTTCCTCGCGCTCTTTCGTCTCGCGCTCGGCTTGGCGCTTTTTCCGCTCGACGGCGGCCTTCTTCTCGGCCGCCTCGGCGGCCTTGATTCGAGCGTCGTTCCGGGCCTTCTTCTCGCGCTCTGCGACGGCCTCCGGCGAGTCGTCTTCCTCTTCGGGCTCGGACGCGGGGGACGAAGGCTCCTCGTCGGTAGGAGAGGTAGCGACTTCGGAGTCCTCGACCTCCGCGTCCGGGCTCGTAGTGGTAATCGTCTCGTCGGTGGCTTCGGAAGTCTCGGTGGGCATGGTTCTCTCCTGTCAGGCCGCCATCGGCGGCGGGGGTCCGGGTGGCATCGGGGGCGCGCCTGGCGGCGGCATGCCGGGCGGGCCGGGCGGCGGCGCGCCGGGCAAACCCGGCGGCGGGGGCGGCGGCGCGTCCTGCGCGGCTTCCTTCTTCCGCTGCATGTTCGCGAGGACGATCCAGCGAGAAATGAGGTCGAGCACCTCGGGCGGCGCCTTCTTTCGGCGGTACGTGAGGTAGCTCTCGACGGCGACCTTGATCGCCGTCGGCCAGAACATAAAGGGCTCAGGCGGCTCGAAGTTCTGGTCCTCGACGATGTCTTCGATGAGGTCCTCGACGAGCTTGCGCGTCGCCAGCCGGCGCTGCACAAAGCGCTCGGTATCCGGCATCGAGATCAGCTCGAGCAGCTCTTCGGGGTCGGCGACGCCGAGGCGGCTCATCTCCTCGGCAAATTCGAGCTTCCCCGGGACGCCCGCGGGAATCATCGACGCCGGCACGATCTGCAGTTCGTAGACGTTCTCGTCGATGAGGAAGTCCGAACTCTTCAGCTCCTCGCGTCGCGTCCCGCGCGTCGCGGAGATGACGACCGGCCCGTCCTCGGAGAGGTCGCGGAGCGCGTCGACGGCGAGCTCGGCGTTCCGCAGAATGAACTGGTCCCACGAATCGAACTTCTCGAGGAATCGTTCGCTCTGGCCGTCGCGGAGAGCGCGGAGTCCGGCGCCGCTCTGAATGCCCGCGGGCTTCTGGCTGGTCGCCGCGAGCTGCGAGACGCCGGCGATCTCGTAGCTCTTCGCCACGAGGTTCCAGAGGTGGTCGTAGAGCTCCTTCGGCGCGATCTGCGGCGTGATGTAGACCGGCTGCGTCCCGCGGTAGGCGACGATTGCGTCGCCCTCGTCGGTCAGCTCCTCGGTGTTCACGCGGCTCATCTCCTCGATGAGCCACTTGCCCTTCACCGTGTGCAGCAACTCCTGGAGCTCGTCGAGGATGTCGTTGATCTCGAGCTGAAGCCCTTGGAGCTCGTGACCCAAACCGCGGCCGTAGAACCCGGCCATTCCGTCGTCCCACCGCCACGTAGCGACCGGAAAGCGGTCCCGCTTGTAGGGCTTCGGGTCGCCGAGCAGCTTGTCGGTGATGCAGCGGGCCCACATCCCGTCTTTCGCGCCGGGCCACGACGGCAGACGCCACGACTCGCGCACGAGCACTTGGTCGGCGAGCGGGTCGTAGCCGTACTCGTCTTCGTCGTGCTCGCCGAGCTTGGCGTTCATGATCGCCTCTTCCTGCTCGGGGAAGTGCTCGGCCAGGACGACCTTGTCGTACCAATGGCTAATGTAGAGCGTGCGAACGCCCTCCTCGCCGTAGAGCCCCTCTCGGTCGGCGACGAGCGCCTCGCCGGGGAGCATCTTGCTGCAGTAGACGCGCTTCGCCTCGAAGTGGGCGCCCCAGCGGATGTGGCCGCTACCGAAGACGCAGCCGTCTCGGAAAGCGAGCGTCGCCTTCGGGTAGAACTTCGCCTGATAGAACGCGCCGTCCTGCGCGCGTTCGAGCTTCTCGGCACGCCGCGAGAGGCTCCAGTCCGCGTCGTTCGTCACGAAGTTCGGCTTCGACTTACCCTTGCACGCGATGCGCGAGACGCAGGCGGAGATGATGTTGTGGACGACGTTGAGCGAGAGCTGCGAGCCGCGCGTGACGACGGGCTTCGAGTAGGTGTCCGGGCCAAAGCCGAAAATCTGGAGGTCGCCGTACATCGACGCGTTGATCAGGTCCTCTTGGCGTCGGTACTCCTGCGCCGCTCGAAGGCGCCGCGCGTTGTCGAAGATGGTCATGGCGATCTCGTCGCCGTCCTTCTTCCACCAACGCGTGTCGGCTGCCGTGCGCGGGTCCTCGCTCATGCCGACCTCGGCTGCTTCTTCAGCATGCGGAGAAACGGCGATTCGCCGTAGAGCATCTCGAGGCCAGGGTGCGTGCGGCCCGTCGGCTCAGGCTTGAGCGCGTAGAACTCGCCGATCGTCATCCACCCGAACTTGCGAGCGGTGCGCGCCCACTCCGGCCGGCGGTACTCGATGCCGCCGGCCTGCGGGTAGGTCTCCTTCAGGATGTCGGTGAGCGAGACATCCGGACCGTGCTCCTCGCGCCACCGACGCGAACGCGGACGCGACCACCGCTTCGGAGAACGCGGCCTCACTGCGGGGCCGCCTTCCTCGGACGAAAGGCCGGGATGGGTGCGCCGCTCGAGCGCGTGATGCGCCGCCAGAGCGCGTAGTGGGCCGCCTCATCGGCGTCGAGAGCCTCGCCCTCGGCCTCGGCGGCACGCTCGGCCACCTGCTCGTCTGGATCGCGAGCGCTCAGCGCCCTCCCGGGCGCCGCGGGAGGTTTGGGCGCGAGCTTGATGCGCAGGTCGCCGAGCTCGAGCTCGGTGGCGCCGACGTCGCGCATCCACGCACCGAGGCCGCGCAAACGCGCGAGCTCGGCGCTCTCGTTCTCGTCCTCGTCCACGCACTTCGTCGTACGCGGGGCGTTCGCCGCGCCGGCGCCGGGCCGGCAGCGGCTGTCACATCTGTCACGCCTGGCCGAGGCTCGTTCGCGGCGAGAAAGAGCCGTAACGCTCGGCGCGAATAATGGTGCGGCGGGTCACGCCGAGTTTCTCGGCGGCCTGCGCCTGCGTGTAGCCGTGTCGCTCGCGCCAGGCGCGGAGCTCGGGCCCGGAACGAGGCGGGAGCTCGTCGCGCATCCGCTTCCAGCGCTCGACGGCGCGGCGCGCCCACCCGACCGTCAGGCCGAAGTGCTCCTCGATGCGCTCGAGCGGCCAGCCGCGAGACCAGAGGGCGAAGCAGAGACGCGAGCGGGCGACGACGCCGTGGCCCACCTCGGAGTGCAGCGTCTCGTAGAGCGTGACGCCGTAGTGGTCAGCGATGGCGCGAGCGAGCTCGCCGACCCAGCGGGCACGAATGACGCCCTCCGGCGGCGGCGGCGCCGACCAGCGAAGGGACGCTTGACCCTCCTCGGTGAGCTCGAAGCCGCGGCAGCCTTCGAGGGCGAGGCCGGCGGCGACGAGGGCGTGAAGGTCTTCGCGCATCTCGTGAGCGTCCCGCCGCAGGAATCGCGAGAGCGCGACGCCCCGCACCGGCTTGTTCCGGAGCAACAGAAGCTCACGGACCTTCATCGTCCGGAAGAACACGCACGGCTCGAGCGCCACTTCGTCCACGTCTACCTCCGTTCCACCATCCGACGCAGCCACGACCTGTCCCGCTTGCTACCGGCCGCCATGTCCCGATCCACCTCGCGAGCGAGACGCCGCTCCTCGGCGTCTTCCTGCTCCTCGAGCGTGAGCACCTTCTTCTCGCGCGCCGGGAGCTCGAGGACGGCGCTCGACGCGCGCC